TGCCCAGCAGGTTAAGTCTCGTACTTGGTCCAAAGACCATGCGAAGCACATTATTCGTCTGCGTCACCAAGACCTAGATGTGAAGTCTTTTGACGTTGGTGACAGCTTCCCTGAGATGCTGCTTATGAACGCTCACAACGGGCTGGGGGGCTACCAACTTCAAGGGGGTATCTTCCGCATGGTATGCTCTAACGGAATGGTGATCTCGGAGTCCGACTTCGGTAAGGTCCACATTCGTCACATTGGGTTTGAGCCTAAGCAGGTTATTCAAGCCTCCCGTGATCTGATTGCGACCTCTTCCCAAATTTCGGACAAGGTAAACACTTGGAAGGAATTGGAGCTTAGTCCCCGCGCCCAGCAGGACTTCTTTGCTGATGCAGCTAAGATTCGCTTTGAGAACCCTTCTGATGATATCATCAAGGAAATCTCCAATGTGCGTCGAGAGGCTGACCGTGGGAATGACCTCTGGAGGACTTTTAATGTCGCTCAGGAGAACCTGATCAGGGGTGGATTCCGTAACGGAAACACTAACCGCATGGTGCGAGCTATCTCTAACATCCAGAAAGATGTTAAATTTAATTCGGAACTGTGGGACTTGGCTAGTACATATAGTGAAGGGCAACTCATCCTCAACTAAGTAAACTACTCAGGGGGAGGGAGAGATCCTTCCCCCTAAATCTAGCTATGTTAGAATTCGAATTCAACGAGCCTCTTAATGAGGAGCCCGATGGGACGTTTATTACCATCGGACAGATGCAATTCTTTCTTAACAGAAAGAACGGCAAGAAATTGTTTAAAGAAGGATCTGCGGAGTTCCTTGAATACTATAACCTGTGTAGGGTATATAATTTAGTATCAGAAATCATGGAATACGACCCCGACTCCGCTATAATGTATTGGGATGACAAGAAGAAGATCGTCTCAATGGGGTTCCCTTCCAAAGGTAAAGTAGCCCTCGCTCTCTCAGGCATGGAGCCTAGTCTAATGGAAACTGATGACGATGAGGATGAGTGGGGGGATGGACTAAATTACAATGGGTAGAACATATAAGAAGAACGAGAACGAGTGGGTAAGTAAAGACCCAATCAAGTACAAAGTAAAAAAGAAACAAAGAGAGGTTAAACCTGCTCTTAATGAAGATCATAGTAATGAAGATGATTACTATGATAAAATGGAGATGGAAGCTTATGACGAAGAATTTTCCGACAAGATACGAAGGAGAGGTTCAAATAGATTTTGATCCTGTAGTGCCATGTGCATGGCTTCCTGATAGAGAAGTAAAACTTAGTGAGTACAACCATATGATTACTTACTTCGTTCAAAAGCATATCGAGGAAAACACCGATGCCATCACAGTATGTACTGAAAAATTCGCCAATAGATAAGAACCGTATCCAAAAGGTTTGTAAGAAGCTCATTGATGAGGCTAACGATGATAGGTCGTTAGCTCTCGATGCTCACCGTTTCTTTCGGGAAATGTTAGATGAGAACCCCCAAGACGCAGCAGCCAAAAACTTAATGGTTGATTGCCTTAAGCTCGCACAGACCTCTAAAACCAGTACCCTGAAAGTTGTAGACCTTCTCATTAAACTTGAGACGGCTCTAACTAAAGGGAATGAGAAGTCCGAAGTGGACTCTCTATATTCGCAGCTAGACAACTTAACCGATTAGGAAAAACCTTGGCCGAGCAAAAGTTTTACAAAGTAATTTGTAATGAAATTAATTTAGTTCTTCTTCTTAAAAAACTCACCATGCGTGAAGAGAGAAGGACTTATCATGACATAAAGAAGAAGATCGAGAGCTTGGATAAGCCTATTACGATTGATAGCTATATTAGCTATGTCGTAAAAGCTTTCTTGTACGATGCTGATGAGTTCTTCAAAAACCTCCCTGAAGACAAGGAGGACAAGGATACCATCACCAGAGCCGTGTATGCTTCTATCATTGAAGCGTATCCTCCCTTCGACCTAGAGTTTGTGTGTGCTGATATTAATAACGGCACTTTCATGGAGGAGATGCACGAAAGCTTGGCTGCTGTTCTCTCAACTGCTGCACAGGCCGAGGCTCCTCCCAAGAGTCTGAAAGCTATCAAAACTCTGAACGATGTTAACAACTTGGAGCGATACCTTTCCAAGAACCTTATCGGACAGGAGCAAGCTGTGAAGGGTCTAGTGGACAGCATGAAGCTCGTAGCCAGCGGACTGTATAAGAACGCATCCTTCTTCTTCATCGGCCCCACAGGAGTAGGCAAGACCGAACTCGCTAGGCTTGTAGGAAACAGGTACAGCGGTAACTTCTGGAAGGTGAACTGTGCGGAGTATGCTCAGGCTCATGAGTACGCGAAACTAATTGGTTCTCCTCCCGGCTATGTAGGTCATAGTGAAAAGAGTTTGATGGCTGAGAAGGCTGAGAAATCTAATAAGTGGGTAATCCTCTTTGATGAGATTGAAAAAGCTCACACTAAGTTCTATGATTTCCTCCTCTCACTTCTAGATGACGGGACATGTACGGATAACATGGGCAGAGTTCTAGACTTCACCGAGTCTATCTTTATCTTTACTTCTAACCAAGGCGTGTCTGACATTCGTGTAGGCAAGAAGCTAGGCTTTGGTGGGGAAACTGTTTCGGTGTCAGGATCAGAGCAGGAGATCACGCAATCAGTAAAGAAGAAGTTCCCCGCTGAGTTCATGAATCGTATTGATAACTATGTGTTCTTCAACACACTAGAACCCGAACACCTTAAAAAGATTGCCACTCTTGCTCTCAGTAATATTCCTATCAAGAGACACAAGGCTCTGTTGGATTTCATTGTGGAGCATGGCTACTCAGAAGAGTATGGAGCCAGAAACATTAAACGCTTCATTAAGAATGAAGTAGCTACCGTAATTGCTCAAGCTCTCCTAGAGCGAAGACTTCCAAGTAAAAAAGGAGACCTCTACACCCCGAAGGTTAAGGATGGCAAGCTAACCCTGACCTGTCTTACTGGGGATGAAGAAGAGTTGATCGACCAAGCCGCAGGGTAGGCGTGTTACGCCTTTCGTGCCTTGGAACTTCGCTACCTGCTCCCTCTAAAGAAATTTAGAGGGAGCTTTTTTAAATAAGGAAAGGAGCCGACTATTATATCTTGTGAACTGGCCCGTAGCTCAACGGTCAGAGCGTCCGTCTTATAAGCGGTTGATTCAGGTTCAACTCCTGACGGGCCGACCACTTTTATCCTAAGGAGAAAAATTATGAATGAGATTGCAGAAAAGTATGTGGCGAAAGCCTTGGAAGGTTACGAACAAAATTACAAGGGTATCTCTGATGCCATCACCCAAGTTGAGGCTCAGTTGGAAAACTTTATGGCTCAACGCGCCGAAATGAAGGAAGGCATTGATGAGATGCGTGAACTTCTGGGTCTTGGGGAAGAAGAGGAGCTTGGTGGAAACGCTACCCCCCTCACTCTTGTCTCCGAAGAACACGGTAATTCTGAAGAAGAGTAGAACGGGGAGTGGCGCAGTTTGGTAGCGCACCTGCTTTGGGAGCAGGGGGTCGTAGGTTCAAATCCTATCTCTCCGACCACATTAAAGGATACATTATGTCTATCAATAAAAATAAGAGTAACCGAATCAAGTTCGGACATTTTAGTAGTGAGTCCGAAGCCCAAGCCGAGCTTGCGCGTAGGGAAAAGAGTTTGCCTAGGAACCTTACGGGGGATTTCCGTGTTCTGAAACTTCCGAACAAGAAGTCTGGGAAACGTAATTGGATGGCATACGCTCTGGTGAGAAAATCGGGGGAGTAGCCCAATCGGCAGAGGCAACAGACTTAAAATCTGTCAAGTGCGGGTTCGAGTCCCGCCTTCCCTACCACGCACTCGTAGCTCAGTTGGATAGAGCAATAGACTTCTAATCTATAGGTCATAGGTTCGAATCCTATCGAGTGTACCAAATTCTGCGTCCGTAGCTCAGTTGGTAGAGCAATCGGCTTTTAACCGATTGGTCCAAGGTTCGAGTCCTTGCGGACGCACCAAACTATAATAGATCATGGCTTCCCAAAAAAAATTAGACCAAACTTACATGGCGATGGCAAAAGAGCTATCGAAACTGTCTTATGCAAATAGAAAAAAAGTTGGATGCCTTATTGTTAAGGACACTCAAATCATCTCAGAAGGGTACAATGGAACTCCAAAGGGATTTCCAAATGAATGCGAATATAGATCCTACGTTGATGAAGAGTATACAAAGCCCGAAGTCCTTCACGCAGAGTCTAATGCCATTAGCAAGATTGCTCGATCTACCAACAGTTCTGATGGTGCTACTTTATATGTCACATTGGCTCCTTGTTTTGAGTGTGCTAAACTCATCATCCAGTCTGGTATAGCAAGAGTTTTATACGACGAGAACTATAATAAGAATGGGCTAGCCTTACTGCAACAAGCGGGGGTAGATGTCCACTGCATTAGGGAGTATGACGAACATGATTACGAAGAATTCGAAGGAGCACACTACAAAGGACAGTTTTGAAATACTGAATAAGTATTTACTAGAACGTAGAGAGAGGTGGTTGCAAATTTTGAACGAGGATTACAAAACTGATTCAGGTAGATCGTTAGCTGAACATTCGAAGGGTAGGCTTTCCGCACTTACAGAGTTCATTGCATTTATTAACGCACTGGAGAAAAGAGATGAAGAATAAGTTTCAAGAGATTGGTGAAAAGGTTGGGACGCTTGTAGGCGACAAGCAGGCTGCATATGGAGACTCCTTCGGTAAGAGTGGTGAGTGTCTTAGGCAGATGTACCCTAACGGTATTAAGCCTGAGCAATATGATGATCTACTTACCATTGTTCGTATTCTAGATAAGCTC